ACTTATTCTTCTTCTGTTATTGGCTGCACTTCAAATTCAATACCGGATACAAACTTCTCATAAGTATCTCTTAAATTAACATCAATCAAATAATCTCTAAACTTCTTTTCTGCTTCATCTGATGAATTAGCTAGGACAACACTTTTATAGACTATCTTTTCCCTACCAATTACTTCGTACTTATTTATCATCTTTTGCTTCCTCTGTATCTTCAACCTCTGGTTCTGGTGGTACCACAGTGGTACCACTGCTTTGTAGTATCTCAGTTGTTGTGATGATTCCCTCTGGTACTGGCATTTGATCTCCTTGTGTGTAGTATTTCTTGGCTGCTTGCCAACCTGCATTGTATCCTTGATCGAACATATCACTACCTGTTGAGTAAAACTTTTGTACTCTTTTAGCAACTCCGGCTTTCATCTTTAATTTAATTTTGTTATTGTAAGAACTCTACTAGAAAAAAAAGCATTTTCATTCATAGAACCGTCTTCATTCCACCAACTATTGATGCCTTTTTCTTTTGCTAAATAACAATCTTTGGTGCAGTAAAGTATCTTAGTTTCCTTGCTGGTGTACCAATCACTATTGCCTCTAGTGTAAGGACAATTATTACATTTAATTATATTTGTATATTTTTTCACTTCTTATCTCCTTCTACATAGTAGTATTCGTGTGCTGCTTCCCAACCTGTATTGTATCCTTGATCGAATAAATTACTGCTGGTGTTATCTCCATAACCTGCATCTCGCAACAGGCTTACTAACTGTTCTACCGTTAACATACACACCCAGTCACTGATTGACTTCTCACCTTGACCGTTCAGACGTAGCACAGCGATACGGATATCCCCATCCTTAGCCCTGTCCTTCATCTGTCGCATCGTTTCCGCAGGTGAGAAGCCTGTGCGAGCCTTGACCTCCCAGTCAATACCCACCGTACCAGTAACATCAGAGCCTGATCTTCCGGCTCCGGTGCTTTCAGCAAAAGGAAAACCGTTCTCCGCTAAATACATAGCTAATACTTTTTGAGAGCGATAGCCTCTATGCTTACGCGATTGGCTCAAGCCAACTCCTTTTCAATAGCTTGAATAGTTGGACAAGGATAGTAACCAGCGCATCTATCGCAACTATAATCACTTTCCCTTGGTACCCATTCAGGTATTTTGTATGGCTTATGCAACTCTATTACTGCACGAAGAGCAAAGTATGGAGTTTCTGGAGTACGACTATTCATATACTGCTCACTGTTTACAATAAATAGTAGTTCATCGTGTTCCATTACAACTCCTTCTCATCATCCATAGCCCCACATATAGAACAAGTGACCTGTCCATCAAAGTCTTTAATGAAGTCGTGGTTGTGTGTCATTTCAACTCCTTTTCCACAAGTTGGGGTATGAAACCTCTGTAAGTTGGGGTATTGCTTATCATTTCATCATCTCTAGCCCCACAGACAGAACAAGTTACCTGCCCATCAAGGTCTTTGATAAAGTCGTGCTCGTGTGTCATCGACCCCACACTTTACCATCTACAATAAACGTGCCATCTTTTTGAATAGGAATGACTTGTGGAGTTACTACGTTGCCTTCAATACGCAAGATACCAAACCCTTGTTGCCATGTGAATAGTCCACCCTTGATATACTTAGCATCTCTATACTTCATTAGGTTGCCAACTTCCATACCCCAGATAGTCTTAGGTGCGGAATCTCCATAGGCTTGAGTAAAGTGCGCAAGACCCATGCGGTGAGTGTGTCCACATACTACCGACTTGCCTGTACGCTTGGCTAGATTAAGGGCTGTGATGCCTCCTGTGGAGTTAATAGAGCCTTCATCGCCATGCATTAGCAACCAGTTAGGTGCTAGTTCATAGGGTTTTGTATGGTATGTAGCACCTATCTCATCCAAACGCAAGAATCTAGGTAAATCTAATTCGGGCAACCCAAGTAGCCCGGGTGCTCTCATCATTACTGTATTGAATAGCCTGTCAGTATGATTAGAACGTATCATATGTTTAACTTTAAGTGATTCTAATACTCTAGTAGTAGTGTCCCTGTCTCGACCAATAGAGCGTTCATACTCTAGTGGTGTGCCTTTAGCCCATTTAGATATAGTTTGCATATCCATTTCGTCACCAACTGATACGACTTCGGTAGGTTTGTACGCTTTGATGAACTTTGCTAGGTTCTCAACTGCCCGTTTATCGTGGTATGGTATCTGTAAATCTGATACGCAAACTATTGTTTTCATTCAGTATCCCATTTTCCTCTGAGGACTAACAGTCCTATGATTGCGTAGTTAGCCATATCTTTGAACGTATCCTCTAAACTCTCATGCTCTGGGTCAGCATTGGTATCTACTAGGTTATTTAACCGAGCCAATTTATCCCATAGACGTACACGCAACCCATTTAATGGACCGCCGGGAGATTGGGCTATGTTTTTAGGACCGTAATCGTGATGCTTACTAATTAGTAAATCAATCAACTCTTCTGCTACATTTTGGACGTGACTTGCGAATCGAGCATGACCCATAAACTCATCTAAATGTTCAGACGTGGTATCGTTATCTCTACTATCAAGTTCGTATCTGTTACTAAATGCTTGGTTATATTCAGACCATGCGACATCAGATAATTTAGGATTGTCCATATCTCTTCACTCTCCAGTTTCGTCATTTTTAGGGGTTTCATTCTCTAGTAGTTTCTTTAGTTCAACATTAAAGTTGCTCATCTCTTCATGCACAACCATTTCTTCCATGATTTCTTGCATCCCCTCGGGGCTAATCTCCGCAGCATATAATGTTGCGTAGGTGGATTGAGTTATGGATTTTATTCGTGCTGGGTTATGGGCATGTTTATATAAAGAACGTAGTAACGAGCCAATCATCAGCGAGTAACCGCCCGGTAGAATTAGTTTGGGGTCGAATATCTCTTCCCCACCCTCTTCAACCAAATGGTCTGTTGCTTCAAACACATTAGCAAACTGTTCCCCACATGTAGCACAGGGTTTTATCTTCTTAAAGTCCACTTAGACCAGCCTTCTCTCTGATATAATCTGTACCGTATTTTACGTAACAACTATTAACATCTTCTCCATCTGGCATGGCAACAATAGTAACTGGCAGTTCTCTGGCAAGACTAGAGGCGAATTCTTTTCCCGGTTGGTCTCCATCTGCAAAGACAAAGACTCGCTCAAAGTCTGCAAGTAATCTGGTGTAATGTTTCTTCCAACTGTTTGCACCCGGTACTCCAACGCAAGGGATGCCAACGCAACTACTAAGAGTAATAGTGTCCAGTTCACCTTCACACACTCCAATCCAGTCACCAGCACGTTCAATATCTAACACGTTATACATTCTTGTCTCAACGCCTGTCATACCCATATACTTTGGCTCAACCGCAGGATTAAGAGAACGGAAACGAATATCAACAACACCCGTTTTAGTAATATAAGGTATCGAGAGGCGACCGATGAATGCTTCATGACCAACCTCAGGCTCCACGACTACGCCGTATCGAGCCACCCGTGCTACTTCCCGAGTTATACCCCTGCTTAGCAGGTAATCTTCTGCCTGAAAGATGTTTCCCGCGTACTTGCTCATGGCTTTCCCCAGTAATTCCTTCTGCGATAGACTTTGCTTCATTTATATCCACCCCCTCTTTCCTAGCAATGATTTGAATGCTGTTGCCCTGCATACCGCAAGCAAAACAATTAAATATGTTGTCTTGCGTATTGAAACTTGCGCTTGCGTGTGCATCATTATGGAATGGACACTTTATGTTTACTTGTCTGCCAGTACGAGTAATATTGGCACCATAATGAGCCAAAACTACTGCAATATCAGGTAAATCATCCACCGAATACATCGCCCAACCTTAATACTAAGTAGGCATCAGCAATAGACTTGCCTCTTGCTTTAATTACTACTGCTGCTAGGACTTCTTCCCTTTGGAAGCCTCTTGCTTGCGCATAATTCGTTGCTTCTGTTTGAGCCTCTTTCGTCCAACCAGAGAGGTCAATGCGACCTGATTGACCCGGGGCTTTCGCTTCAATAACCCCAATATTTCCAAGGAAGTCCGCTCGAATAGCCACATCCCCTTCATCCTTTGCCCCAGTACGTGCAAGCCTTTCCGCATCGTACCCATGAGCGCGAAACCAGTCTTTAATATCTGTTTCAAAGGTTGCTCCCCTTACTTTGTGTGATTTACGTGTAGTCATACTGCTTTTAATTCTGTGATAGGTACACGCCACCCACCAATAGATTGGTCTATCCATTCATCTCGTCTGCATTCATCTGCAAAAAAATGACCATAGATTTCTACCCGTGAATAGTATTCTGTATCTAGCACCATGCAACCATACACGCATTTACCTGCATCTTTACCCCAGAAGGGGATACCATTGGATGTGCGTACAGTACGAACCTCTACACCAAAGCCAACATCGGGTAGATGAGCACGTTGCAAATGTAATTCATTTGGGTACCAAGGTACACTCCACGTTAGGTTCTTAGCCTTAGCAACTGCCCACTCAGCCACGTTAGCACGTATACTAGCGGTAAGTTCGTGTTCTAATCGACCATTAGCCTTGCCCTGTGCATAGTTTGGTCTATCAACACTACCAAACTTCATAAGCCAACGCTCTGTTGCAAGCATGGTACATACTCTTACTTCTTCTTTGCTTAGTTCTATTATCATAAGTTCTCCGGTATATCTTCAACGTACATGTATTCAGGATTAAATGCTAACCAAGTCATGAGGGTTCCACCTGCATCTGCTTTACCGTATCTATTTTTGACTGATGCCACGCCCATAGAAGTACCAACAGTCCCCAAAGTGCAGATGAGAGCGGGGAGTTGAGATACTTTACCTTGTATGGCGGAACGAGGCTGGCACGGAGTTCCCGGTACTGCCTCCGAAGTGTGGTGTAGAACGACAATTGCAGCATTAGTGGCACGTGCAAGGTACTTCAACTCCTTCATAATGGCTCGCATAGATGCGAACTCTTCGCCACCATCTGTGGCTACGTCCATTAGGTTATCTATCACGATTAATGTTGGAGGACAGCCCCATAACTCTTCAAAGGATTGCACCTCTTCATCTATATCTTGAAGGGTTGGGCTAGATTCAAATGACCAAACAATATGACTGCCCTTTTGTAGCACAGCCCTAGTCCAACCAATATCATTGTTTAACTTTTGCTCAACATCACTCTGGCTCTTGCCAGAAATCATGGATGCTAAACGCATAGCCATAGTATGTGCGTTGGTGTCTGCTGAAATATAAAGAGTTGGGACATTGGTTTTAAGAGCAAGTGCTAGGGCAAGTGTAGATTTACCTGCCCCGGGAGCACCCGCAAACATCGACACTTCTGAACGTCGAATAACAATCTGATTAGATTCAAATGCTTTAAAGCAACTAGGGAGAGGCTCGCCACCTATTGAAGCACGTCCCACAGACCTCGTAAGTGTGCGCATTACATCCCCTCCCTAATCTTTTAGAACGGTATTGGACCTTGTTCTAGTTCACTGGCTTGCATTGGTCCACGCCCTGAGGCTGTGGACATACCCACATCGCGTACGGATTGCCCGTCTTTGATGATACTCCCGACTTGTACTTCCTTGCTCCGTGCAGACATGTTGGACCACTTGTTGGCGTAGCGGACGGAGGCGCTACCGGGGCTGGCATTGAGGATGGAGCGGGCGCGGTGCTTGGAATTGAAGATGCTGTCCCCAAAGGGGCTGCATTGTATGCGCTAACGACCAATCTTTGTACTGCTGCAACTTGAGTTGAGTAGTCACCAATACCTTCTAACAGAACACTAAGTTCATCAGCAGTATTGGCACGGATATTAATCATATCCCCACCCGGGGTCTTATATGAGACTTGTAACTTCCATTCTTCACTCATTTAGTTTCCTTCTTAGTAGAGAATTGACAGTGCGCTGTGAGTCCACACATGTACTGGCAATTGTTTGTGTTGGGCAAGAATATCGCAGACTTGCGAGACTTGTCAAATTGACTAATTAGGTATTCCATTTTCTCATAGGTATACTCAGACAAATCAACCATTTCTCCGGTGTTACCTTGTCTGGACATGTAGTAATTGCCCCAATTAATCTCCATACCAAAGGTCTGTTCAAGACCTAACTTGTAGAATCCAAGTTGAAGTGTACTGCTAGGTGTCTGTTGTGAGGTCTTCAAGTCAACAATAACTAACTGACCATTTACCTCAAAGACTCTATCGATAACCATCTTAATTGGAACGCCTGCTACTGTAGGTAGCAACGCCAACTCTATTGCTGGTACCCCCTCTGGGGTTTTCCATATCTTCCAGTCTGGGTTTAGTGTACGCCATTCGATATAGGTTTCTACCCATTTAGGTCCTGTAGTTTGCCAGAAGTTTTCATCTTCTTTGTTTGGATTTGCTTTGGTAGCACGACCGCCAACACGTGCGTTGGTTAGGTCGATATCGCCTTTGGACTCAATCCATGCTTGGTCCCATAGTAGTTGGCTCATAGTGTGCTCCTGTCGTAGTTCTCACAGGCAAGGTGGAAGGAAGAGCCACCGACTGACCAAACCGATGGCTCTTCTTCTTTCAGGAGTAGTCTACCAAGGTAGTACTGGTAGCCACAAATTAGGTAAGTGCTGAAAGCACTATAGGATATATGTTCTGGTAGTGTGTATTCTTCTAGTTTTATCGTCATGGCATAAGTTTATATCCATGATATCTTTTTTGTCAACTTGATAGTTAATTTGACAGATTGAAATTGGGTATGTAGACTTACATTTACAAGATAATATGTAATATAACGAACGCTTAGGCGTTCGTATATATAATATATATATTCTATATATGTAAGGAGAAGTATGTCAAATTCATTCTATACAGCGTTCTGGGGAACCCTTGCCGCAATTGTGGTATTTTATACCGTATCCTACCTAGTAGAACTGGTACGAAATGCTATCTATGACAAGCAAGTTGAGCGTTTTTGGGAAGATGTTGAATACCAATGCCCTCATGTAGAGTAGCAATTTAAACGCAAAAAGACCCCCAACCCCTAGGTAGTACCTAGAGGGAGGGGGTTTCTTGTCTGTAAAGGGGCTTAGAAGGCTTTAAATGCCTACTTCTTGCCGTACTCCTTGGCTGACTTATCTACTGCTTTCATAGCAGGACCAGCAAACGAGGATAGGAAGACAGTAGCGTATGCTTTAGGGTCTGTGATTCCAGCCAGATAAAGGGCAGCACAGGAGGCTACTCCAGCCCGTACATAGGACATGAGCATAGCCTGTAATTTGTTTTTGGTAAGTTGGGTCATTTGACTTCCTTCTTTTTGGGGTTGGGCTTGAGTACTGCTTTTGCCTTATTAAGTTTTGTAGCATCCCCCAACCAAGGGAACCAAGAGGAAGTATTAGTTCCCGCAGTTTCCTTGATACTAATGTGTAAATGAACTGGATGTGAGTAGCCGCTAAAATCGCGGTCACCTTTTGCCTCTGACCAGATACGTCCCTGAAAAATCAAGTACTTAACGCGTGGGTCTTTCTGTAATTCTTTATAGGCAACCTTGCAATCAATCCCATTCTTAGGGTCGTGACTTAGGTCACATGCAAACCCAGAGTTGTGGTCTGAATCAGGGTTCTGTTTGATGTGTGCTTTAGATGGGAGCAGCCCATCGGAGGCTTTCAATCTCTTCGGAAACAAGGCTGTTGCTTGTCTTAGGACTGCAATTGCAGCCGGTTGTGCAGCACGGGCTAGAGGTATCATTTAGTTTATCACTTTCCTGCTCGACGTTTATTTTCTTTACCCACATTCTTCTTATGCGAGAGTGTATTTAGGTTGGACATGGCATCACTACCGGCCCTGCCCTTGTTGTTCTTATGATTTACATCTGTCTTCTTAGGTAATTTCTTACCCTTTTTCTCTTCATATTCTACTCTTGCTTTGTTACTTGATGTAGTAACTGTCTTGCCTTTTACCTTCTTTTTAAATACATAGATGGGACGACCACCATTTTGCTTGCTACCTTTATAAGGTCCATATTTAGTTTTCATTTGTCCACCAACAATCTATAGATTTCATCTACTCGTACTTCTAGCCGATTGACTTGGTCTTTTACTGACGAACCACCATTAGGTCTAAGTTCATTAAGGTAATGTTTTACCATCCACTTAATCATAAGAGCAAAGGTACCTACTAAAGTACAGATACTAATTGCAAAGGCAGCCCAGTCAGCAGTAGTCATTATACGGTCCTAACGGTAATCTGAAGGATTCCACCGAAGCCATCAAAGCGTCTATCAGGTGGAGTCATACGGGTAAAGGTTACTTCTTCTATCACTGCTTGTTGTGACTCACCAGTGGTTAAGTCTTGCCAAGTTAATACATCTCCAGATTGTTCTATCTGTTCAAGTAATCTAATGCGGTCGAAGGCTCTGCCTTCATACCCAACTACAGTATTAAAGCGGTCAGTTTCTATATCAAAGCAATATGCAGGGAATCTAATCACTCTTCGACGTGGTGTAGCAATGGTTGCTTTAGCCTGATAGCCCTTGAAAGTAGGACCACTGCTTGTAGTTGTAGTATCACGGGTCAAAGTAAATTGATACGCAAGGAACTCTTGTGCTGTTTGAGGGCTAGATGTAGTTACTTCTACCGGATTTACATCTACGTTATAACTAATATGGTCAAATACGGTTTCAGTTCCACTAGTACTTGTAGCAACTGAGGCAAGAGTTAGATTGCCTGCTTGAAAATTGCCACGTGCAATTAACCGTTTAAAGTTTTTAGGTTCTAGTGTGCCATATCTAATCTTGCCTGTTTTAATGTAACCCTCAGTAGATAATACTGTTGCAGACTGCACATATATACCGTTGCTACCGGAGGTAGTAAAGGCTAACTGTGTCCCGTTACCTATGAAGTCTACGCTAGTGGCATAACCAGTAGCCGTGCTATAAGCATCACTAGCATAAGCAAAACGTAATGGCTCAATCTCATTGCTTAAATCAATACGGTATAGACCAGCATACCCATCAATAGAGCCAGTAACCCATACAAATCTATCACGGAAAGTAAAATCGTAAACACCATTGGACTCTTCTATAATAAGAGGACCATAAATTATTGAACCGTCTTGGTCTGATATGGTAGCAGCGCGGACACCTTTATTGGTGCCAATTAGCATGTATCCTAGATAAGATTCAATCTTGTAAACTATCTCACCTATTGGTAATTGTGCTGCCACAACACCAGATGTTAGAATAGGCATAACGCCAGCAGTAGACAATGTAAATTTATAAATAGCAGAGTTGCCACCAGCGTAGCCAGCGGCATAGATGGCAGAGCCACCTTCGGTTATGGATGACCATATCCAAGCAGTATTAGGGTGTGTGTAGAGTGGTGTAGGAAGTGCAATCGCACTACCAGTAGCACCAGTTAACTCATAGACAGAGTTAGTTACTGCACCAACAAGACGTTGTTTAACCCACGCAAGGGTTGCACGTGTGCCGGTTACATAGTATTCAGTCCAACCAGTTGCAGCGGCATTAAGTGGACCAGTGTAGATGTGGTCGTTGTCAGCAGCAAATAAACGTGTGCCATCTGTTACTACTGCACCATCTAATACGTTGCCTAAGTTGGTAGGGGCGTATGTGGTTACTACCGTGCCGTCTGCTTGAAAAGACTTTATTGTAGTGCTACCGGGAATGTAACCAACAACTACATCGGTAGTGCCGGACATAGCAGAGATAAGTTTGTAAATACCGCTAGTAACACCAGCCATACTGGCTGTTTCTTTAAGAAGTGTTGCTTGTCCTTTAGTCCATACGTCTACATTCCTGCTATCTGCAAAACGGTGTGCTACGGTTTCACCTGCAGATGGATCATAGAATTTGATGCCAGTACCATTATGGAATGATGATTGAGAACGCAACCACCAGCCAGTTAAAGATTGTTCACCCGGTTCAGCAGAGATATCAGATTGTTGTTT